AGATTAAAGACTCTGATTATTTTAGAAACACACTAAAACCTAAAGTACGTGAGTATTTTGTAAAGAAAGGTGGTATTGAACGAGATGCTTTGAATTATCCTATTCAAGGTACATCTGCAGATATAACCAAACTTGCTGGTATTTATATGTTTAGATATTTAGAAAAACATAACCTTGTGTTTGATGTCCTGATGCCTAATGTAGTACATGACGAGATACACTTAGAATGTAAGACAGAAAAAGCAGAAGAGCTGTCTTTAGTATTAAAAAAATGTATGGAAGATGCTGGCGATGTGTTTTGTAAAACAGTGCCGCTTAAAGCAGAACCGTGCTTAACACCTTATTGGACACACTAATGACAAAATTAAACTTACACTATGACAATGACTTTAGTAATGTCTTTAGTATCTATGAAAACAAAAGCAAATGTTTTATTAATGCATTATGTTTTACACAATCTATTAAACACGCATCTTTAGAACTAGGTGTATCGGAGAAATGTATTTTTGATTTTATGGGTAAAGAAGATATTACTAGAGAAAATGTCAAATTAATGAGAGAGGGTTTTTATAAATCTAGTATAAAAATAAAACTAAGGTTTAATCCTACTGTAATAAAAGGAGAAAAAGTAATTTATTGTAAAAACAAAGAAAATGGTACAGATTAGAATTTTAACCCAGTATTTAGAGAATTACTCTGATACTGATGTTCCGTATTGGAAAAAGAAAGGAGGATATACTTTTACTATTAAAGATGTTGATAGTGATTTAGCTTTGTATTGTGACAATTTTAGTGAGATATTAACTAATTTAGTAGAAACTGAAAATAACGAGCATAGTAAATACGAGTACATAGAACATGAAATACAATTTCATAAAGATGATTACTCTATTGATAATGTTATGCTTGCACAGGAAATACAAAATTACAATGGAAAGGATAGAAAAGATGGAACAGATTCGTCAAGAGATACTTGATGAAAAACTGAAAGACAAGCCTAATGTAAAGTACATTAGGATTTTACAACAAATGTTGGATAGGATATATAGAAAATATAAAAATGCCATATGAAAAAGTTAAATAATTGGTTTGAAATAAACCTAGGATGGCTATTTGTTAACGGTCGTAAACAAGAACAATGGACTGAATATATCAACACTAAAAAACTTAAACAAAATGAGCAGAAAAGACTGGTATTGGAAAAAAGAAAAACGTAGAACTTTTAAAAAAAGAAAAAAGAAAAGAAATAAGTATGATTATATGCTTATAGGATTTATTTTAGGAGGGTTTTTAGCTATATTATTATATGAGATATGATAAAATATCAAAAAACTAAAACTCTAGTAACTAAACCTAATAACAATAGTGCAAATTGCATAGCTCCAAATCTTATCTACGGATGTTTTGGTGGCTGTGTAGACACTTATTGTTATATGTCTAGATACAATGGGGACAGAGTCTTTGTAAATCAAAATGTTGATGAAATATTTAATTCTGTTGTAGAATGGGAAAAAAACTATGATAAATTTCCTGATCAACAGGACCCTAAATACACTATGGTAGATATAGCTTGTAATTCAGACTTAGTCTTAATGCAAAAGTTTATACCAAACGGACTTCATAATTATCTTAAACTATATGATGATCATCCTCAACTTAATACTACAATGGCTACTAAATACTCAGGATTGTTAAAACTTGATGTAAATCACTTTAACAAAAAACCTAGAGTACGTGTATCTGTAATGCCTCAGATTTATTCTGATGTATTAGAACCTAAAATGCAATCTATATCTTCTAGAATAAAAGATATTAGTAGATTAAAAGATTTAGGATGGGAAGTACATATAAACTACTCTCCTCTTATTTTTTATCCTGGGTGGCAAGAGTATTACAAACAACTATTTGAAGAAGTTTTAGAATATGCAGGAGAAAATAAATGTGAGGTAATTGCATTGACTAATCATCCTAATCAAATGGCTAAAACTACTGTTGCTGCTAAAGAACTTATGCGTTTTAGTAACGAAATTAAAAACAATTCTGGAGTAATGAGATACCCTCTTAAACATAAAAAGAGGCGTATAAATGAATTTAAAGTGTTATATTCACAATACTTTAATTTAAATACTATCAGATACATCTTTTAAATAACACAAATGTCGATTTTTTTAAAATACAAAGGAATAGAAATAATTTACGAACCTCATTTTGAGCAGTATTTTATTATAGATGAAGAATGGGAGTCTCAAAATGATTCTGGTTTAGATAGTTTAGAAAAAGCTAAGAACTATATAGACAATATAAAAGATGAGTGAAGAAGAAATAAAAGAAAGAATACAGGAGTTAAAAAATGATTTAACTGGAGATTTGTTTTCTGATATGGAAATACAACAAAGTATCTATGAGTTAAAAAAGATTTTAAAACCTGAAATTGTTGATTATCCTGAATTAGATGATGATGACGAATGTCTTTCTTGTGGAGCTTAATACGATGTGAGCTAAATAAGGCGTGGAGATGCCTTGAGAATTAACTTAATAGTAAAAATTGAATATTTGCTATCAAATCCTTGCTAATTATAGCAGGGATTTTTTTATTAAAAACATTTATTATGAGTCAAGTAATAGTATTATCAGAAAGAGATAGTAGCACTAAATATCCTATTGATATAGTAAAAAGAGTATTTGTAGATTGGGATTTTGCAACACTTTGTTGTGCACAAAAAAATGCTAATTCTGATAAAAATTTATTTTATTATTTAAACGAAATTCCTTTTGAAGGAGAAGTCACTGTACAAGATTGTGACATATCACGTTCAGGAGAAGAGATAATAATAAGTTATCTTTTTGGAGAAGTATACGCTACAATAAAACTAGAAGAAGATTTTTATGAAGAGTGGCATCACGAAGAAGTTCCTCCTAAAACAATGTTTGATTTAAAAGTGGCTTCTATTACTATAGAAAATACAGATATAAAAGATCTAAATCTTAGTAAAGAACTCGTTAGAAAAATTGAACACGAGGCTGATAATTATAAAGATGAAAAAGTACAAGAACATTATGAAAGAAAATAAAGATTTTATAGAAAAAGACATAATAGATTTTGCATCAACTATTTTAAGTCAAAAAAGCAGAAAAAGAAAGTATGTTGATCCTAGAAATTTTCTAATAAACATATTAATCTATAAGTTTAAATGGACAGAAGAACAAGTGTCTATATTATTTAGAATGGACAGAACTTCTGTAAATTATGCTAAAGATATGGCTTATCATTTACAAAATGATTTAAATTATATGGAACATACTATAGAGGTTAGAGAAAAGTTTTCTGATTATGTTCCTGGTTTTAATGATAAAGATAAAGATAAACAAGAAGATTATGTTAGAAAAAGACCTGTTACAATGCAGTTAAACAAAGCAGAATTTGAAAAGCTTGCTCACTATAAGAATACTCTTAGAATGGAAACTATGGGTGGGGCTGCTAGGGTTTTTATATTTAGTAACATTAATAAAATTATTTAATTATGACTAGAGACGACAGACAAATACTAGGTCTACGTAAATGGAGTTTAGCTTCTTTTAGAGGCATAGCTCAGTATCCTACAGGATTTGGTAAAACATACACTGCTATACGTGCTATTAAAGGAATGATTAAACGTAAAGGCATTAGTTCTGTTGTTGTAGTAGTACCTACAATTACTCTTAAAGAACAATGGGAAACGGAATTAAGTAAAAATAAAATTAAGATAGCAGATGTTTATGTAATTAACTCTGCTGTAAAATTACATCACGATTGTGATTTACTTATACTGGATGAGGTCCATAGATATGCTGCAGAAACTTTTAAAGAAATATTTAACAGAACTGCTTATAAGTATATTCTAGGCCTTACTGCTACGTTAGAAAGAGAAGACGGTCTTCACGATATAATACTAGAGCGTATGAAAGTGTTTGATACTATTACTATAGAAGATGCTCTAAAATATAGCTGGATATCACCTTACAAAATTTATAATGTAATGGTAGATCTTCCGCCTGATGAACTAGCAGCTTATAAAAAAGCAGATGCTAGCTTTAGGTTCTATGCTATGCAAATGGGCAGAGGTATGGAGGCATTTAGAACTGCTAAAGAATGGATTTCTTCTGATGATAATGTAGAAAGAGGTAAAGCTGCGGCTTACTATAACTCTATGCGTAACAGAAAAAAGATATGTCTTAATAACTTTAACAAAATATCTGCAGTAAAAACCATTGTAGACTTGTTTCCTGACAGAAATGGCCTTACCTTTAGTGCTAATACTAATTTTGCAGATTCACTTCAAGATGTATTGGGGAATGTATCTTTGACTTTTCATAGTAAGCTTACTAAGAAGAATCAGGATATCGTAATGAAAACATTTAAAGACAAACGTACTAAAGTAAGAATTATTAACACATGTAAGGCTCTCAATGAGGGTCTAGATGTTCCTGAGTGCTCTATTGGCATTGTAGCAGGTAGTAATTCTACGGCTTTAACATTTATACAACAACTAGGTAGAGTTGTAAGACATGTGCCTGGTAAAGAAGCTATCTTTGTTAATTTGTATAGTCCTGATACTCAAGAAGAAAAGTGGTTAGAGAAAAGAATGAGAGGAGTAGACCCTTCCCTTATAACTACTCTTACTTTAAAAGGATTTGTAAACTTAATTAAGACAAAGCAGTCAAAATTATTAATTTAAAAAATTGAATATGGATTTAAATTTTAGTAAACTTTCTAGAAATAAACTTAATCCTAATCAATTTGCGTTATTACACTTGATATATTTTAAAGACTGGGATGTTATTAAAAAGGTATTTAGTTATGCAGAAGCTGTTTCTATTAGAAACTCTTTAATAGGAACTAAATATATTTTAGATGACGACTCTCACAAAAGCAAAATAACAGAAACTGTTATTAGTGTTAAAAATGTTGCTAAGTTATTAGACATACGTTCTGATGACATTAACTTTTTAGATTTTTTTAATGAGTATCCTATGAAAGTAGGCAATAGGATATTACGTCCTAGAAGTTCTGATACTGTAGAAGGTAAAAGAATAAAGAAAAAGTACTTAACAAAAATTACTTCTAAAAAACAACACGATCTAGCAATAGAAGCTACTAAAGCTTTTGTTAGAAAGCAAAGAATAGCTGCACAATTGCAGTTTCTACCTTCTTTAGAGGTAGTAATAAACAATGCTAGATGGGAGAGCTGGGAAGTATTTATAACAAGATTTGGTACTGAAGAAGGTAGCGATCATGTAGACTCAATTTGATATGGGAAGAAGAAAAGTTTGGGAAGAACTACAAGTAGAAATTGATAGAGGTGTTAAAGGATTAAACGTAGGTTTACCTATGGGCTTTAATAGACTTAATAAGTTTATTGCAGGTGTGCAACAAGGACGATATGACACGTGGGGTGGCGCAACAGGTACAGGTAAGACTGCTATTGTTGACGAGGCTTATGTGTTTAATCCTTATGACCATCTAAGAAACCAAGTAGATCCTTTTTATTCTTTAGAAATTATTTACTTTTCCTTAGAGATAGACCCTGTTGTAAAGATAGCTAAGTTTATTGCTAGAAAGATATGGGAAGACCATGGAATTCTAACTAATGTAAACGAAATCTTTAGCAGAGGTATCCACAAACTACCAAGAGAAGTAAGAAATATTATTCCTACTTACAAAGAATACTTTGATGTAATGCAGGATGAGGTATTGTTTTTTAGAAACAGCCTTAATCCTGACTATTTGTATAGTGATATTATGAATTATGCTGAAAGCAGAGGTAAAATAGAAAGAAACAAACAAAACATTGTTACTAAGTATACTCCGCATAACCCTAATCTTATCACTTTAATTATTATAGACCACATCAGTTTGATAGATAAGAACAAAAAAGACTCTAGCAAAAAAGAAGCAATAGATAGAGCTTCTAAGATGTTAGTGTTCTTTAGGAATACATTTAAATTTAGTCCCGTGGTAGTAAGTCAGTTTAACAGAGGTATCGAGGGTATGGATCGTAAGAAACAAGATTCAGTAGAACCTCAACTGTCTGACTTTAAAGACACAGGTGCTACACAAGAAGACGCCAACACTGTTGTTGCATTATTTAATCCTTTTAGATATGGTATAGGTACTCATAGAGGGTACCCTATATTAGAAGGTAATTATCCTCTTAGGAGAAATTATCGTTCAGGACACATATTAAAGAATCGTGACGGTATGGACAGTTTATCTATGGGTTTCCATTTTCAAGGAGCTGTAGGTAAATTTGAAGAGCTTCCAAAAGCATCTGACATAAAAGCAAATCCTAAATTATTAGAAACTATTTTAAACAAAAACAATATTGTATGATAGCAGATTTTAAAGATTGGGTTAAGTTGACATTAACTAACTCGCCTAGATGTAGAGATTCTAATGAGTTACTGTATTACAAGTATCTAAAACACATCCATTATGATGTAGATACTTCAGCAAAACAGTTCTTAAAAGACATGAGTAATCGTAAGATTCCTTATGTAGATTCTATAGCTAGAGCGTCTAGAAAAACTCAAGAAGATTTCCCCCATTTACGTGGTAAATACTGGGGAAAGCGGAAGAAAAAGAGTGTCAAAGTCAAGCACGAAATGCTTGCTAAATAGTTAAAAAATCAGTATATTTATTATCCAAAAAAAATAACAAGAAGTATGGGAAAATTAGTATTTATCGTAGGTAAATCTGGTATGGGGAAATCTACCTCATTAAGAAATCTAGATCCGAGTAAAACATTTATTATGAACACGGATCAAAAACCTTTGCCTTTTAAGAAGTTTGAAGACAAATATTCTGAAGAGAAAGGTAATTATAAAAAATCATCTAATATAGATGAAGTCATAGAAGCATTGAAAAATGTCCACAAAAACAAACCTGAAGTTAAAACCTTCGTTATTGATACTTGGTCAAGAATTATGACTGACCATGTTATGAGTAAAACATTTAGAGCTTCTAAAGGTTTCGAGAAGTGGGGTAAATTTTCAGGCGGTATGTATGACTTAATGAACATCATTAACGATAGAGTTAGAGATGATTTACATGTTTATCTATTTGCACATCCTGAAGTACATTATGATGATTCAGGATTTGGAGTAGAAAGAGTAGCTGTACAAGGTAAGCAGCTTGAAAGATTTGTACCTGAGAGCTTTAGTTCTATAGTTCTTTATTGTGAAGTTAAACGTTCTCCAGGAGAACCTAACAACCACATATTTAGAACAACTACTAATGGTTCTGACACTTGTAAAACGCCTATAGATATGTTTGAAGAAGAACATATTGCAAACGATTTAAATATCGTAGACAAGGCTATCAACGAGTATTATTAATTTGTATTTATTAACCCTTAAAACTTAAACAAGATGGGAATTGATTGGGGAGTACCCGCACAACGTGCAACAAAAATGGAGAAGTTTACGACTCCTGTAGTAACAATGTCTGCTTTTGCAGGAAAAGGTTCAGGCCGTAAACTTAGTTTTAACAAAGCTGCTGTAGATAGCTTAGGACTAGTTAAACCTGAAAATGGAAACGAATCATTTGTAACTTTCGGTAGAGATACTGGTACAAATGAGATTGTATTAGCAGCTTCTTTAACAGAAAATGAGAGCATGAAGTTCTTTAAAGTTAATAAGTCGTTTTCTTTTTCTGATAAAAAGACATATGAGTTTATTGCTTTTACATTAAAATTAGATACTTCTGTAGAAAACTATTTGCACATAGAGGCAGTAGAAGGAGAACCTTATTTTAAAGTAGCAAATACTACAACAGAAGAAACTACTAATAATGATGATGATTTTGCTGGCAATCAAGAGTATCACGAACTCAAGACAGAAGAAGAATTAAATATTCCTATAGTAGAGGAAGAAGAAGAACCTGTTCTTCTGGAACCTGTAATAAGCAGTACGCAGGATTCAGAAAATAGTATAATGGTTTCAGATACTCTAGAAGAGTCTGAAGAAACAGTAACAGATGAGTGGTAGGCTTAACCTACTTTTATTTATTTATTTATTTATTAAAAATTAATTCAAAAGATGAACATTAATTTAAATGACGACAGCTTTAATCCTGCACAAGGAGTAGCTATTTTTAACGGAGGTAACGCAGGAACAGTAGAAAACGTAAAAGTTTCTTTAGTAAAGAAATCAGCAGAAGACAAAGAAATGGCTCCTGACTATAAAATTATCTTTACAGATAGTAACGGAGCAACTTGTAATACACCATTATGGTATGTTAACAAGGCTACTCAGTGGCAAAGTATAGAGCAATTAATTAAGAAACAAGGTAAAATTCTTAAACATTTATTGCACTGTGCTCTAGGGCCTAATGCACAACTTCCTGTTGTAAATAGCGCAGAAGCTATGTTAGACGAGTCTATGAAAATGTTAAAAGGAGCATTACCTAATTTAGGTTCTGTTCGTGTATTTGCTAACTACGGTACTAATGATTACCGTAAGAAATACATTCAAATTCGTAGCTGGGTTCCTTTTGTAGAATCTATGAGCGTACCTGCAGATGCTACTAATCTTAAACTAAGTGACTTAGACGGTATGACTCGTCTTGTAGAAGATGCAGTTAGTACTGGAGGAGAAGTTAACGCTGTCGTTGCAGATGACGAAGCAGATTGGTAAACACTAAAAACATAAGAGGGGGAGAAATCCTCCTCTTTTTTTATTATGGGAAAAATAGATTTAAACTCTATTATCTATAACGAAAGCTTATCAAGAGTAGAATTATTTTCCTGCTTAGAGCAGGAAGATATCTATTCTTTCTACACAGGGGAACCTGTAATATTAAACATTAACATATGTAGTCCACTTAGAGAAGACAATGTACCGTCATTTGGTTATTATTACCACAGAGATGGTTCTGGTACATTAATGTTTTACGACTTTGCCACTAAAGATACAGGCGATGTTGTAAAGTTTGTAAGTCTATTATTTAATTTAAATTATGGGCAAGCTATTTGGCGTATTGCCTACGATCTAAAAGGGACAGGTACAACAGTAGACATAGAAAAGAAAAAAGTAGTAGTTGCTAAAAAAGTAATACAAAGAAAGCCTATTAGAATAGGAATCAAAAGCAGATTGTGGCAAAAACACGATGCTGGATTTTGGAAAGCTTTCGGAATTAGCAAGAAAACTTTAAATCATTTTAATGTAATACCTATAAGTTATGTTTTTTATAATGGTAATGCTTTACCTGTAGATAAGTATGCTTATGCATACCTAGAAAAAAAAGATAATGCTGTTTCCTATAAAATTTATCAGCCATATAACAAAAAGTTTAAATGGATCAATAACGCAAATTACTCTGTCCATCAAGGATACACAAAACTTCCTAATAAAGGAAAGACTCTTATAATCACTAAGTCTTTAAAAGACGTTATGAGTTTAAGAGATGTAATGAAAATACCTAGTGTAGGTCTACAATCAGAATCTGTCAATATGAAAGTTTCTGTTATGGACGAATACAAATCTAGGTTTGAAAGAGTAGTATGTTTGTTTGATAATGATAAAGCAGGGAAAAGTTTATCAGAAGATTTTAGTAGAAGATATCAGACTCCTTATTTCTTTATGCCTGAGTTACCTGGAGTAACAGACTTCAGTGACTTAGTAAAGAAAGTAGGAGCAAACGAAGCTAAAAAAATATTTAATCAACTAATGACATAGCTATATGAATAAAATAGAATCATTAAGTAAGGCTAGTAAAAGTCTTATGTTGCAAGAGCCCTATTACGGGTTCTTTTTAATTATGTTAAATAAGTTATGGAGTGACAAAATACCAACAGCATGCGTAGGTAAACAAGGAATCAATTATCAGCTAATGATTAACTCTACTTTTTGGGAAGAGTTAGATGCCGATAAACAAATGGGCCTATTAAAGCATGAGTTGTTACATATTGCATTTCAACACTTAGGAATTTTCTTTCAATTTTCAGATAGAAAGCTAGCAAACATCGCTATGGACTGTGAAATAAATCAGTACATAAAGCAATCATGGTTACCTGAAGGAGGTGTAGACATTGATAATTATCCTGAACTAAATCTTAGACGTAAAGCAGGTTGTAGATATTACTACGACAAGATGCGGAAAGCAAAAGAGGATAAAGAAAACAATGGTACGTCAGGTTCTCCTGAGTTTGATAAAATGCTAGATAGCCAGGGTCCTGATCATTCAGGATGGGAAGAGTTTGAAGATGTTTCAGAGATAGAAAAAAGTCTTATAGAACGTCAGACACAAAGAATCTTAAAAGAGGCTAAAGAACAAACTATAAAGAAAAGAGGAGTTGTTCCTGGAGAAATAGAAGACATAATCACACTTTCAGAAGTAAAGAAAGCTAAATTCAATTGGAGAAAATTTATCAGAAGATTTACGGGAATTTCTACTAAGATTTTTACTAAAAAACAAAGAAGAAAATACAACGTTAGGTTTGAAGATAATCCAGGAATGAAGGTTAAGATGCGACAAAAGATGTTGCTAGCAATAGATACTTCAGGGTCAGTAAACAACGAAGAGTTAGAAGAGTTTATGAACGAAATACATCACATCTATAAGTCAGGTGTAGAAATTGAGATTGTTCAATGCGATACTAAAATTCGTAGTATAACTGATTACAAAGGAAAGTTTGAATTAGAAATTGCAGGAAGAGGCGGAACAGAGTTTGATCCCGTGTTAGAATATTACATGGAGAATCCAAAATTTACAAGCCTTATTTATTTTACTGACGGTGAAGCATATACCGATTTAAAACCAAATAAGAATATTTTATGGGTCTTATCAGAAAGATCCGAAATGAATGATTCTCTACCAGGGAGAGTCATTAAACTAGAACTTTAAAAAAAAATTAAAATGAGCCAAATTAAATTAAATGTAGAAGAATTAGGAGACTTCGTAAAACATATGATTACTAATAATCAGCATATCCAAAAGAAAGGATTGACTCCCGTAACAATAAATGTATCAGGTGACGCAGGACTAGGTAAAACCTCTTCTATTATGCAGCTTGGTAAAGAACTAGGGTTACAAGTAGAAAAATTAAACTTATCACAACTAGAAGAATTAGGTGATTTAATAGGATTTCCTGTTAAAGAATTTAAAGTTAAAAACTCTGAAGGCAAAGTACTGTGGGTAACAGAACAAGAAATAAGTCTTGCTAACGAGAAAGGTTACAAAGTTGTTGATAAAAGAATGTCTCATGCTAAACCTGCTTGGGTTCAAGGAAAGAAAGACGGTGGTATACTAATACTAGATGACTTTACAAGAGCTGACCACAGATTTATGCAAGCAGTTATGGAAATATGTGACAGACAAGAATATATTTCTTGGAAATTGCCTAAAAACTGGCATGTAATTCTTACTACTAATCCTGATAATGGTGACTATAATGTTACTAGTCTAGATGTTGCACAGCAAACTCGTTTTATTTCTGTAGATCTAAAGTTTGATGAGAAAGTATGGGCAAAATGGGCAGAATCTGTTAGTATGGACAATCGTTGTATAAACTTTTTACTTATGCATCCAGAATTAGTAACTCAAAAGGTTAATCCTAGAAGTATTACTACATTCTTTAATGCTATTAGTTCTATAGAAAAGTTTGAAGAGCAGTTACCTATGATACAAATGGTAGGTGAAGGTTCTGTAGGCCTAGATTTCTCAAGTATGTTTACAATGTTTATTAATAACAAGCTAGACAGGATTATATCGCCTGAAGATATTATGACTAAAGACACAAAATACGTATTTAGTTCATTAAAAAGTATGATTGGAGAAGACGATGAATTTAGAGCAGACATATCAAGTGTAGTCTCTACTAGAGTTGTTA